GCATGAGGCGGCTATGGCTAAGTCCCCTTGGATTAGAGAGAGCGTGCAAGCCTATCGCAACGCTACACCAGAGCAAATCGCTGAGGTAGAGGCTTACCGCAAGCGTGTGCTTGGCTGGTAGTGTGACCAACACCACACGCTAAAGGCTTGACTTTTACCCCTATCCCTACTAGTATTATCACTATAACAAACTAACTAAAGAAAGAAGAACAGACAATGACAATGACAATCACTTACTCAATTTGGCAGGGCTCTAAACTACTAAGCATTGACAACATCGCACATGAGGTCAAGGCTATTGACCACCTCATCGCATCACTAAACGATAGCGATTTAGGTAAGGGTAAGAAGTTCACCGCTAACATTCAAAAGATTGAGGCAGGTAAGTAAATGACATCAGCACTCTACGCACACACATGCGAATCATGCGGAGACACAGGCATCATTCTATTTGATGGCAATACAACACGCATAGACCCCTGTAAGTGTAAATAATTAAGATGGTGGGCATACAACAGTGTGCTCACTATTTTTTTTGTATTTTTTTCCTGTATACGTGTATCATACAAAGCTACAAAATATTCAGATTTTTGGCAAAGTGAATTTACGATATTCTGTGCTATAATAAATCCATGGAAGAAACAACCGTAGTCATGCCAAGAGACCGATTCTGCTGCGCTGGGTGCACATGCACTGAGCCACACAGCTCTAAGCCTCAAGACTAATACTGATCTAAATATACTGTATCTGCAAAGCGCAAGATTCTTTTTGCCTATCAGAAAACAAAAACTTTTTCAGATTTTGCGGTATACTAATAATATGAAAATCTACATAGACGGACTAGAGAGATCAGGAAATACATTTCTAGCTGGGGCAATAGGTTACACACTATGTATTCAAGCTGTACCTTTATGGTCACATAAAATAGAAGCACTAGAAAACAGAAACTTAGATTATCCATTTGTAGTGCCACTAAGAGATGCTCTGCCATCACTAGTATCTGGAAAAATATATAAGGATTATGCAATTGCAAATGGTTTGAATAAACATAACACTGGACTATATGCTGATACAGAAGTTGTGTTGCAGCGGTACAAAGATTATACACAATATCTACTAGATAACGAAGATCTATTCATAGCACCATTTCATGAGTTTACTAAAGACCATAATGCAGTGATAAAGGTTATTAGCAGAACATACAAATACAGCGTAAACCAAATATTAACTGCTGAACAAATTATAGAAAAGATTGGTGAAAAGCCAGAGTTGGCAAATCCCTATTTAAGTAATTTTCCAAGAGAAAGTGCAAAAGAAAAAGAAGAAGTAGAACAAATGTTTTTAAATAACTATAAAGAAGATATTGACGCTATCCAAGCAAATATAGATAAGCTATATGAGCGCTACTACGAAAAGGTGAAATGATGGGAATACTAGAAAATCTTGAAGCATCTATTAATTTTGAAGATGACAACTTGCAAACAAAAATTTTTTCAGAAACGGTATGCATAAATTGCTCAGAAAAAGAATCTACCCACATGCCTAATAAAGACAATATGGGTAGAGACAAATTTTGGGAAGATTACTCTTCTGAGTGACTTAGTTCCCAGTCTGCCATATTAACAATAGATATTGCAAACACTTCAGCTTCTTCTCTTGACTCTGCACGAACAACAAAATAAATTGTATCTTCATCGCCAGAAACCTCTAGCTTAGTTCCAGCAATTGCTTTTGCAGTTGGAGTAAAATAGTATTTAAGCAATTAGGTTTTTCTCCTTCATCTTGACGTATAAGTTACCCATCATGAAGACGAGTGACTGTTGGCTTTGCTCAATTGATTTCTCAATCTCTGCTGGATCCATTCCATTGTTTTGACATATAGCACGATTGTCTGCATTAAGACTATCAACCATAAACGCAACTATTTCTTGATCATTCATATTGTATCACCATTTCTGTATAGGACACTTGGCGTGTTCCAGTGTCGTCTTAAGTTTCATAAAACATCCACACTTTCTGCATGTCTGTGTTCTTTTACGAAAGAATTCACATCCAGTACAAATTTGTAGACGGTATGCTGCAAGCTCTTCTGGGCTTCTAGGAGATCCGTTAAACAGATCCCAAGGACGAACATCGTCGCTCACAGTATCTCCAATTTTGTTGGTATACCAATGATATCACAAGATACCGTAGTCCACAACTGATGAGACATAGTAGGACGTATAGTAGCTGACATACCTGGTATATCCATTACGTACTTATAACCTTTGCCATGCTTAGATTCTTTTCTTGACCAATGCTCAAAACCATAATCTAATTTTGATGCTTCAAAGACAAATAGATGATATGTCTTGATCTCATTTTTTGACGGGATAGAGGACCAATCCTGGTCTGCTTTGGCTAAACACACATAGTAATCAGCATGTGTAGAAGCAACAGACTCTACCATCTTCTCTAATGTCTCGTGTTTGCCAAGCCTAGACCCAGATATAACCAATGTAGCCTTCTCTGGATCATATCTTCCTGACTTGACACTAATACTCTCACCTGACTCTAAAGTCATGTCTATACTGACGCTATGGCTTCTATCAGGCTTCCAGTCATTTGGCATACCGTTTTCGTTTAGCACATCAGATACAAGTTCTTCTAGATATTCACTTGTACACGGTAAACGATATACCGAATGATGGATTGCCAGCTTTCCTAGCAAACCACCTATTAAAGTATTTTTTAATTCATCATGCATAGAATTCCATTGTATCAGACATGCTTGGATTGTGTCAATCCAGATGTGTCTGCGTGATGGTTTGATATCTCTATTTCGGCGACGACTTTAATGCAATTCATTTACTGGCGAAACTTAAAGGCAGCACTTTTATTTTTTGTATCCACCCGCCGAACTTAATCTTAAATAATGATATAATTATCTTATTATGACAATTCAAGATTGGGCTTCATTGATTGTAGCAATTCTTACAATTGTCTCATCATTTGGTTTAGCTGTAAGATGGCTTGTAAAACATTACCTAAGCGAGCTTAAGCCGAATTCTGGATCAAGCTTAAGAGACCAGGTTAATAGACTAGAGGCTGCTTTAGACGAGCAAAGAATGGATTCTATTGAATCTAGAAATCGTCAAGAGTCAAAGCTTGATGAAATGTATAGAATTTTAATTAAGCATATTGCTAAGACTGATAACTAACCTAATTTTCCCATTTTCCTTTATATAAAATATATCTTTTAAAAACCTTGTTTAGATATAGTTCTTTTCTTTATATATTTTAAGTATACACTATCAATTTTTTATTGAATAGGTATAATTCGGACATTTGGTATATTACTAATTATAACTTTTTGATAACAGTTCCAAATACCCTGGCCTTATAGAATTTTAATGTCTGAAATGTCCAAATTGTATATACTTAAATAAATAATGTTATACTTTAAGTCTGCTAGTACTCAGATTCTAACCCACCCCACTGCGTCTGAGTACTAGCTTTATTTAATGGTATAATCAGTTACATGTGTACACCAGCATTAGAAAAATTAGGAGCAACTCCAGCTCACATCCAGTGGACAGTTGTTCGTGGGGATTCCTCAAGCCTAGCAGTTCAATTCCTAGAAGATGATGAAGTCACTGGTTGGGATATTGATACTTGGGACTTTGCAGCTACAGCTTATGATATTTCTGGTGATTTCCTAGATGAGCTTACAGTAGTAGTTTCTGGACATACCGCAACAATTTTTGCTTCAGCAGATCTTACAAAAAACTGGGGAACAAAATACACATCAATAGTTTCTGAATTACCATTTGACCTACAGGCAACAATCCCTGCAGGAGAAGATGACATAGAGCCAACTGTTTGGACTCCAGTACTTGGAACAATTTGTGTTTTAGGTGACATAACTCCTGGAGGTTTATAATGCCTGTTGTTAAAGTTGAGGTATCTCAAGTAAACCTGCCACCAGTTATTAAAATTGGAAAAAAGGTTTTTAAGGTAAAGAAATAGCAGTCCATGTCAAAGAGCATGGATTTTCCAGGTAAGTCTAAAAAATATTCAGACAACGTAAATAACTCTTATCAACTTGAGCAATCAGTTTCTTTTATAGCAGTACCTGGACCACAAGGACCACAGGGAGAACAGGGTCAAAAGGGTGATACAGGGCAGATTGGACCAGAAGGCAAGCAAGGACCAAAGGGTGATGCTGGAAAGCCTGGAAAAGACGGTAGAGATGGAAAACCAGGAGAAAGTAGTTTATCTCCATCAGGTCAAAGATCTGGTTGGGCTCTATATATAAATAAAGACCAAAAAAACATTACACTTGGTGCTACAAAAGGAAATGATGGCTGGGTTAGCTTTAGTTTTGACTGCAATGGTAAAAACAATGAGGGATATCTACCAGAAGATAACGTTTCTTTATATAATCCACAGTCTCAAAAAATAAACCTTAAAGGATTAAAAATTGGATCAATAGTAACAGTTCGTTATGATGTAGTTTTGACCACTTTTAGCAATAATACTGAGGTTTGGTTTAGAACATATATCCCAGATTCTGAATCTGGTCCCACAACTTTTGCTGGAAACCTAAAATATCAGTTTTCATATGACATGTCATTAGAGCATACCTTTTTCATAGAAAATGATATTATGAGAAACTATGGCGCAATGCCCCAAATATTGACAGATAATGATGCTTCAATGACAGTTAAATCTATGTATATATCTGTTAGGTAAAATATCAAAAACTGTATAATCTTATGGTACAATTACTGCTATGAGCCCAAAAAATACTGGTACAACCGATTCCTCAAAGAAGTCAGTTCCAAATGCACCAGTTATTGGCACAGCTACAGACCAAGGATCAGGACGCACATTTAATAGCGGTCAGGTTTCTGTATCTTTTTCAGCCCCTTCTTATAATGGCAAGATGCCTATTACAGGATATACAGTAACCTCATCTGGTGGACATACAGGAACTGGATCATCTTCTCCAATAGTTATAACAGGTTTGTCAACAAGTGGAACTCCAGCAAATTATACTTTTACCGTTACCGCAACAAATGCAGTCGGAGTTTCTGCAGCTTCTTCAGCAAGTAATGCTGTAGTCCCAACATCTAAGCCAGCTCAGGTAACAATTGGAACAGCATCAGTTAATGGAACAACTGGAATTGTAACTATTCCTTTTACAAACCTTACATCTGCACAAATTGGAAACTCAGCTTTAACTACTCCAAACTATACAGTCACTTCTACTTCTGGAAAAACAGCAACTGGCACAGGAACCCCACTTACTATTACAGAAACAACAGCAGGAACATATACATATACAGTTATTGCAACAAATGCAAATGGATCATCTCCAGTATCTTCAAACTCTAACTCTGTTGTTGTTACATTAGGACCATTCTTTCCACCATTCTTTCCATTCTTTCCTTTCTTCCCTCCATTTTTCCCACCGTTCTTTCCTCCGTTCTTCCCATTCTTTCCTCCATTCTTCCCGCCATTTTTCCCACCGTTCTTCCCATTCTTCCCACCGTTCTTCCCTCCATTCTTTCCTCCTTTCTTCCCATTCTTCCCTCCATTCTTCCCACCTTTCTTCCCGTTCTTCCCATTCTTCCCATTCTTCCCACCTTTCTTCCCGTTCTTCCCATTCTTCCCGTTCTTCCCACCGTTCTTCCCATTCTTCCCATTCTTCCCGTTCTTCCCACCGTTCTTCCCATTCTTCCCATTCTTCCCATTCTTCCCACCTTTCTTCCCAGGGTTTGGAGTTGGACCGTTCTTCCCATACTTCACACTACCAGGTGTAGTATAAAATAAAAAAGCAGTAATACAATTGGCCAACATTGTTTGGCCTTTTGTGTTTTTATGAGTGCTAGATCTTATATGTTGCAAAAGGTTTGCAATAATATTTAAATTGTTTTACAAAAAATTAAAGATAGTGTATAATAAAATAAAAAGGGGATATATATGGAAATTTATGATGAAAATGAAAACCCATGGTTTACTAAAGATAGATCAGAAACAGCTTCAAGCAGGGTTGCTAGGTCAATTCCTGAAACAGGCATATCAATAGAAAATCCAGGACTTGGATTAAATATATATAGAAATGTTTTTTCTACGGAGGATTCTAAAAGATACATCAATACACTTGAATCCAATTTGTCTACTGGTCGCAAGTATAAGTGGTCAGATGCAACAGTAACAAACTCTGCTACACCAATTAAAAGAGCAAGAGACTGTGTAGACTTTAAATACAAGCAAGAAAACTTAGGGCCCAGAGATCCACATAATACAGAGCTAATTGACTTGCACCAGGAGATATATGAAAAACTAAAGCTATGCATAGATGACTATGCAAGGTACTGGGGTATTCATGTTGTATACTATGAAGCATTTAACTTTGTAAAATATGAAGGCGAAGGAAAACACTTTAATATTCATGCTGATCATGGACCAGCATATAATGCTACAGTATCTGCAGTTATCTATATTAACGATGATTATGAAGGCGGAGAGATTCAATTTCCAAGATTAGATGGCTACACTCTTACTCCAAAGGTAGGAGACATTGCAGTGTTCCCATCAAACTACATATATGAGCATGCATCTCTGCCAATGAAGAGCGGTACAAAGTACTGTGTAGTAGTCATGACAGATATAAATGAGCTAGGTCATAAGTAATGACATTAAAAGAAAATATTGCAAAGTTTACAGCTTATAGGCCATGGGTTACAAAGGATAGTCCTTCTGTTCCATCACCAACACAAGCAGTAATTCCACAATGGTACAAAGATGCAGATAGGTTTGCCAAAGATCCTATTGGTGAATACTACAAAGCCACACCGCAGATTTGTCCATTTCCTAAAGAAGGAACAAAAGATGACTATGGAAAGATTCCTACATGGAAAGCATGTCCAGCAATCATGGATGCATTTACAACAGGATATGTATTAAAAACTCCTTGTGATATTACTTTTTTTAAAACAGCAAGCGGTTCTATAGATGTAAAAATAGAAGATACACGACATCAAGATTTTTGCAGCAAAAGAATGGCAATGCCACAATTTGAGCAACCAAAAGGATATTATAGAGAGCATTTTGCCTGGTACCCAGACTGGGGCCTAGAATTGCCAGAAGGATACAGTGCATTATTCATGACCCCAATGAATCGTTTTGATTTGCCATTTATAAATACCACTGGAGTTGTTGACAATGATAGTGTTCATCTTCTAGGTACTTTTCCATTTTTTATTACAGAAGGTTGGGAAGGAACGCTTCCAGCAGGAACACCGTATGTACAGATACTGCCTTTTAAAAGAGAAGACTGGAGTCATGAAATAAACTTTATAGGCTCAACAGAAATTTATGCTAAAATGATGAGTAATGCAAATTTTTATAGACAACCAGATGGTGGCGTTTATAAAAATAAGGTTTGGACAAGAAGAGAATATAAATAGGGGGAAACTATGCAAACATGGACAGAAAAAATAAATCTTGGTAATGGAATTGTATGTTACAGAGATGTAATCAAAAAAGACTTCAATGTAATAGAAAGACTTGAAGAAAATTTAGGGTCAGTGGCTGGATACGGAGAATTATCTCCAGAAGGTAACAGATACCACTGGATGCCAGCATACGTTGGGTACCAGCAACTTATTCCAGACTATAGAGACTGTGTTGATTTTAAGTTTAAGAAAACAGATATAGAGCTAGATAAAAGCGAAACATCTTTAAAGCTACAATCTCTTTGGCAAGACGTATATGATGCTCAGTTCCAGGCAGTTGAAGATTACAGAAAAGATTACAACATTATGGATCTTAAATATTGGGAAGCCTTTAACTTTATAAAGTATGGTCCAGGACAACACTTTATGGAGCACCATGACCATGGGTATTCTTATAATTGTACAGTCTCTCTTGTTGCATACATCAATGATGACTATGAAGGTGGCGAGTTGTACTTTAGATTGCAAGATTTAAAGATTAAGCCAAAGGCTGGAGATCTGTATATCTTCCCATCAAACTACATGTATCCTCATCAAGCGATGCCAGTAGAATCTGGAACAAAATATTCTATTGTTACTATGTTGGATTATAACAAAAAGTTCCATACTCCAGATATGTTTACTCAGGATAAAATGTAATGTTAAATATCTCTGTTGAAAGATTTCCAGATTCAAAAATTATAATTTCTCCAATGTCAATAAAAAGAGACTGGATGGATCTTACTCCAGAAAAGCATGCATACAGATGTTTTCCAGTAACCCAAGCAAACATGGTTGGGTGGAATCTTTCAGCGAAAGAGGATATCAAGTTTATATGGAATGGAATAAACGATACAAGTTCAGAAAATGTTAAAGTTATAGAGGGAGAAGGGTTTACTTATACTGGCAGGGGACAATCTACAGTAAGTATACATACAGGGCTCACCTTTAGATCTGAACAAAACGTAAGCATGTTCACTATTAACCCAGTAAACTATTTTAGTGAAGACTTTGAAACCATGTCTTCTTTAATCAGTACATCTTGGCTAGATACTGGTTTCCCATTAGCAATTAAAGCAAGATCTGCCAATAAAGAAATTACTATAAAAGCAGGTACACCTCTTGCAACTATAGTACCAATCTCTTTGACAGCAATGGACAATACATCAATTCAAATATTTGATTATTCAGATCCAGATCGCAGTAGAGAAAAAGCTCATCAGTCATATGGAGAAGCTGCACAAAAAATTAATCAATCTGGTGAATGGACCGATTGGTATAGAGATGCAATTAATGAAAAGGGTGAAAGTAAAGGCTCTCACGAAACAAAGGTTATCCGTCTTTCTGTTACGGACAATACAGCAAGCAAAGGAAATGGTATAATCTAATTATGGATAATATAAAAGCTTCTGTTGTGGTTAGAAAGCCATCAATAACACCTTCTGGCTGGTTTGGTAGTGGCAAAGAAATGATTGTTGAGCTAGAAAACTTTATGACACAAGAAGAAATAGAGTTTTTAGAAAAGGCTGCAAAATCTTTAACAATTTGGGATGTAACGGAAAGCCATGTAAATGAAAACGGTACAGTAGTATACGATTCAGATTATTGGAAAGATAGAGTTGCAACACAGCCAAGTTTAGACAAAAACGATCCAAAGATATCTCCAGTCATTGCTGGCCTATTTCAAAGATTGCAACCAATAGTAGAAGAATTTTATAAAGTAAAAGTAATTCCTACAGGAACAACAATTGTCAAGTGGCTTCCAGGACAATTCCAAAAACCACATGCTGATAAAGAACTGCACGACGGGCCAGACGCAGGACTGCCAAATGATTTTCCAAACTATGATCTTTCCAGTTTGTTTTATTTAAATGAAGACTACGAAGGCGGAGAGCTATACTTTCCAAATCAAGGAGTTCAATTTAAACCTAAAAAAGGAGCAGCATATTTTTTCCCTGGAGATATGAACTATATACATGGGGTCACAGAAATAAAAAGTGGGCTTAGATTTACATGTCCATTTTTTTGGGAAATTACGGAACATACTGGAGACAGAAAGCCGTAATATGACTACAGAACTTACATTTGAAGAAATTTATCCAAATATTGTTGTTTACAATAACATATTTGAAGACCCAGAAAGAATGTATCAGATTGCAAAAGATTCAATAAATAATCATGAAGATGCTATATGGGACAAATGGAATGACTGGTACTCTATAGGTGAAAAAATAGAAAACTTTGGAATATCTTTTGATAAAAATGTTTCAGATCTTAAAATTAACTTTGACATAGAACCTACTAGCAAGGTTCAAGAAGATCAAAGATATTTTATGATTGAATTAATTAAAGCATTTCATTTGGCTAATAACCACTATATTGAAAAACACAACTTCCCAATACACAAAGAAGAAAAAGATACTGTTCAATCAGATGGAAAAAAATATCAAAAGTGGAACTGGACTGGACCATCTTTGTGTAAATATTATGTTGGTTCTACCGCTGCTGGGCCAGACTCTGAAAGATTAGCAATGAGATATCACAGCGACTATGTTAGAGAAGCTATAAAGGGCCCAGGATATAAGTTTGTTTTGACTACAACCATATACCTAAATGATAATTATTCAGGAGGTGGAATTGACTTTGCAGTTGGCAATAAGCTAATAAACTATAAACCAAAAGCTGGAGATTTTGTTGTTTTTCCTTCAGGACATCCAGAATATTCCACAGAAGATGGTGAGGTATATCTACATGCTGCAGAAATTTGTAAAGAAAATGAAAAATATTTTATAAGGATGTTTTGGACAGTATATGAAGACTCATCTGATGAGTGGAAAGAAAAAAGTCTAATTTTTGGTGACTCTTGGCAGTCAGAGATGAATAAGATTCAGGGTCAATATGAAAAAGAAAACCTACAAAGAATTACAATAGATAATGGGGTTAGATTAAGATGAATAACAGCCAAGAAAATGGTATTGTGTTTGAAGAAATATACCCAAATATTGTAGTTTATAAAAATATGTTTAAAGATATTTCAAAATCTTACAAAGTTTTAAATGATTCTTTAGATAACTCAGAGGATAGACTTTTTAGCCCTTGGACACAATGGTCTATTTTTGGAGAATACTTGAGCCCAATAATACCTAATATGATTATGTACGATAAGTACGGCGGTTTAAAAGATATTAAAACAACAACACAGTCTCAGGAAGACCAGCGACTCTTTGCAATAGAGATGCTGGAAAACTTTTATTTGGCTACAGAGCACTATATTAAAAAATATGGAGTAGAAGTAGATTTAGATGACTTGTCTGTAGATGAAAGTGGTCAGACTGTTCCAACCTGGAAGTGGGCTGGTGGAACAGTTGGAAAGTATCATGTAAGCACTGATGAAGAAAAGGTAGGGATGAGATATCATTCAGACTATCAGAGAGAGATGGCAGATGCTCCAGGATACAAGTTTGTAATAACATGCACTATTTATTTTAATGACGACTATGAAGGCGGAGAGGTTGACTTTGCAATGGGAGATAAGCTTGTTAAATATAAGCCACAAGCAGGAGACCTACTTGTTTTTCCATCAGGTCATCCCGATTATTTGACAGAAAATGGGGATCCATATTTACATGGAGTGATGCCTTCTTACAATAAAAATAAGTTTTTGTCAAGAATGTATTGGCAAAAGTATGAAAAAGGGTCTGATGAATGGTATGAAAAAGAAAAAGAGTTTGGGAAACATGTATGGGCAAGCATGCAACCAGAAATACATGAACAGTTTAGAAAAGATCATCCACAAAGAAACGAAATAGAAGGAGCTGTGAGAATAAAATGAACCTAGACAATAAGATAAGGCTTACAAAAGATATTGTTATTTTTGAAAACTTTGTTAGTGAAGATGAGTGCAAAAAGATGATTAATGCACTTGATGCACAAGCAAATAACGGCGGACTAACTTGGATGCCTATATCATTTTATGAGTCATATTCTTCAGTGCTACCACAAGACAATGATCAAGAGGTAATTGACGCTGGACTATCTCCAACTATTTTTTCAGATATTGAAAATAAGATGCCAGAAGCAATTGCATCAGTACATAACTTAGACCCAAAAATAATTTCTAAAATTGGATATCATACTCAAAAGTGGGAGCCAGGTGCTTATGCAAGAGTACACTCTGATAATACAGATGAGAAGGGCAATTCTGGAGCATTTACAAGAAGTAGATATGCAGGATTCCTATACTTAAACGATGATTTTGAAGGTGGTCTTTTAAGATTTCCAGATCAAAACATAGAAATTCAGCCAAAGGTTGGAATGCTTGCCGTATTTGACGGTGGATTTAATAATATGCACGAAGTATCTTTAATTACTAAAGGTGTAAGATATACCATAGGATCTTTCTGGGATGATAGAGAAGAAGATGCCTACCCACAAGAGGTAAGAGATGCATGGGCCGAAGAAATGAAAGAAACAAGAGCAAAGCAAGAGATTGAAAGAGCAGAGTGGCAAGAGCTACTTAAGCAGGGGTGGAAGCTAGATAAAGATGGAAATAAATATAAGCCAGAGGAGGTAATCTAGTATGTCTGCATATCTTACAAAAGAGCTAACTGATCTAGGAATAAAATTTGAAGAAATATCAAAAGATCTACTTTTATTAGAAGATTTTATTTCTCAAGAAGAAATAGACGACTATTTAGAGATTATCAACAATACACCAGACGAGGATTGGTTTATAGAATATACTTCCAACCTTAAAAGATTCTGTATGGAAAAATTTGGTAGAGATGACGTTGACAATCTTGTTGCTGAAGGAAAGTTTGAGATCACCAGAAACTGGGAAGACAAGAATCTGGTAATAAGGGCATATCCAATCTATCACACTGTATATCAAAGACTAAATAAAGCCGTAGTTAATGAAGGAAATAATTTAGAGCTAAGTGGACTAGCTACATTGCAAAGGATGCAGCCTGGAGTTGAACTAAAGGCTCATACAGATCAAGACACAGATCCCTCAATTCGTTATGCAACTATTTTATATCTTAATGATGAGTATGCTGATGGAGAATTGTTTTTTAAAAACTTAGATTTAAAAATAAAACCTAAAAAGGGATCACTTCTTATTTTCCCAGGAACTAGCGATTTTCATCACGGAGTAATTCCAGTTGGTGAGGGACCAATTAGATATGTTCTAGTTGGTTTTATAAAAGAAAAAAACTTCTATGAAAATAATAAATATTAAGGAGACAGAATGAATAAAGAAATTTTAGATCCAAAGGTTTATTATTATACTGATGCAATAGAAAATTTTGATACCTTTCAGAAAATTTTAAAAGAGCTGGACGCATTGGACGCATCAAGTGAACATAACGTAAATGTTTGGGAGCCTTGGACATCTTCTAACGATAAGTCTTTTATCTATGGTGAAACCAAAACCTTTAATTTAGATTCAATTAATAAATTAAAAGACGAGGTTGGAGAAAAAACCAAGTATATTTATGATGCTGTTATGAAAACGTTTTATGATGTATGTAAAGATTATGCTTTATCTCTTGGAGACTACGATGAGCCAAATTTGTTTCCAACATTTAATATTAAAAAGTATAATACTGGAAGATCTATGGGAGCACACTTTGATCAACTAGATGGAGATGAAACACTAAGATATTCTTTAGTCATGTATTTAAATGATGACTGTGAAGGCGGAGAAATTTCATTTCAGCTTAAAGACTATGATGGTGGATGGAATAGCTCCGAAGGCTGGGTTCATGGAGCACCAGGTGTAGACCTAGATTATGAAATAGCCAAGGCAAGCAAATCAATAGACTTTGGAATAAAGCCAAAAGCAAATAGCGTAATAATTTTTCCTGCAAAAGCACCATATTTTCATATAGCACATACAGTAAAGTCTGGATTTAAGTATATGGTTCCAGGTCATTGGATACACAACAACATGAGCATGTATCCTCAACAATCAAATAAGGGGATAATGTAATGCAAAGAGAAATACTTGAAGAAAACATATATTACTATAAAAATGCAATAGCAGATCCAAAAAAGTTTATAGAAATGATTGAAGCCACGGAGAGCAAAGACTATGGCACATCCTTGACTAAATGGAATGAGTGGACAGCCTGCAGTGGAGAGATGTATTTGTATGGATCTCAAAAAACTGTTCAGCCATCTGATTCTGAAAAAGTAGCAGATAAAGATGCTAGCCCTGTTAGTTACATATATAACACAATAACTGATTTATTCTATAATGTCTGCAAAGACTATGCAGTATCAAAAGGAGACATGGAAGAGCCAATGATTCTACCAGCCTTTGATATTAAAAAATATAGCGCTGGAACCTTTATGGGTGCACACTTTGATCAACAGGAAGGGGACACTAGGTTAAGATACTCTTTAGTGTTTTATTTAAATGATGACTACGAAGGTGGCGAATTATCTTTTACCATAGAGTCCCCAGATGCCCCTATTATTAATGGAAAGCCATCAGAAGACTACTCTTTGTCCAAGGATTCTGACAGAATAACAATAGGAATTAAACCAGAAGCTGGAAGCGTAATTATATTCCCATCTTCTCCTCCTTATCATCATACAGCTCACCTTGTAAAAAGTGGTTTTAAATATATGATACCCATGCACTGGTATAACGACTTATCTGGCGGTACACAGCCTACGGACAACAGATGAAAACAGCCATAGTTACGGGGGCTAGCAAGGGCGTTGGCTATGCTACAGTAAAACTTCTGTCTGAGAGTGGCTACAAGGTTATAGCTGTCTCTAGAAACCTTTCTAAGGTCAATGAGCTTATATCTGACAATGTTGAAACATACAAGATGGACATAACTAATCCTGAAGAAATTAAATCTTTTTTTGAAAAATACAAAGATATCACCCTTGACCTTCTAGTTAATAATGCAGGTGGTGGATCAGGTCCAACAATGCTTATAAATGAAACAATGGATAATTTTAGAATTGCCTACGAAATAAATGTCTCTGGACCTATGTACCTTTCACAGCTTTTTGTTCCATGCATGCAAAGGTCTAAGTCTCCAACTATTATATTTATAAGTTCCTTGGGTGGAAAGGTTCCATATCGTAGTGGTGGTAACTATATAAACGCTAAAAGAGGAATGATGGCACTAGTTGATACTATGCGTTTAGAGTTTCCTGCTTACGGCATTAAGGTTACTGAAATATGCCCAGGAACTATTGATACACAAACAGAAAGACGTGAAATAGCCTTGACTGCTGAAGATCTTGCAGAGTCTATTAGGTGGGTATCGGATCTCCCAAGTCATTTTAATATTAATCATATTGAAATGAACCATATAAATAGTAGTAAGTTTGGTTAAATGAAATACGATTTTAAAATTAACAAACTTGCAGAGGATGTTTATGAAATTCAAAACTTTTTAAATCAAGAAGAACTGTCTCTAATTTTAAATATACTTTCTGATAAAAAACAAGATGGCTGGACTGATCTTAATGAAATTTCAGATGAATATAGCTTATGGCACGATAAAAGTTTGTTCCTTTATGATCATAAAGACTTGTGTAAGAGGTTAGTCTTTGACAAGGTTGACTACATATTCCCATCATATTTTTTTTGTGAACAAGAACTAAAGATTTCTAGGTTTAAAAAAGGTGATCAAATAAAGCAACATCGTGATAATGACACAACCCCTGAAGGATATTATTTAGGCTATGGCCTTGTAATATATTATAATGATAACTACCTTGGTGGAGAGCTTGACTACCCAGAATTAGGAATAACCATTAAGCCAAAAGCTGGCTCAGCCCTACTTCATGGAGGAGAAATTATGCATGGATCTCTTCCAGTTTTAGATGATTCGCCTAGATACTTCTCAACAATATTTATGAGAGGTAATGATGAGCACCCAACAGTTCTTAATAAAGACTTGCCTTTTTAGTAAGGGAACTTAGCCATCCAGGACTTGGTTCTTGGAGTCATGCCTTTCCAAGCAGACCAGTTCTTTCCACCATTACTCATGTGATATGCAACCTGTGCATTAATAACAGGGTTTAAGAGCTCACTATTAAAGTTTATTCCAAACTTGTCTTGGCGACCTTCTTTTAGCATTCCAAGCATATTGATCTGGAAGATACCATAAGAGTTGTCTCCAGTCTTTATGTTGCCATTAAAAGCAAGTGGACGACCATTAGACTCTTTCTTAGCTACCGCCCAAGCCTTGACTAGGCCTTGGCCACGAAAACCAACGGCATGCAAGAGCTCCTTTAGCTGACGATCTGTAAGGCTAACAGCATCTTGATACTTGTGTAGAACATTTAGGTTCTTTTTTACTGCTACCAGACTTTTAGGCTTAGAAACCAAAAAAACCGCCTTGGCGGTTGAAGGTTCAGCAATGGCTGGTTTACTCAAGTTATTTTCAGTACTTAAAGCATTAGCTGCATTACTTAGTGGTGCAATAAGCCCAAGTGCAGCAAGGATTCCAATCCAAATCTTTTTATCTCTTCTCATAATAATAACCTCCTAGAGACTAAAGATGCTACCTGTTGGTAGCACTATCTAAGTATAACATGAAATTGACCCAAAAGGCAACCTTTTGTAATATTTTTTTAAATTATTTTATTTGTTGTTTTCATCGTGGTATAATATAAAAATGGCTACATTTAGAGGACAAGCATCTACATATGATATTGGTGAAAGACCACCATTCGTAAATTGGACTTTTGTAAAGGGCGATACAGCAGCATTTAAGGTTTATTTAACTGATGACGCTAAAGTGCCTTTGGTTATCCCTGACTGGAATATTTCTATGCAGATAAAGCGTCCTACTACAAGCCCAGTAGTTCCTGGCCAAATAACAGATACAGCAACTTTGCTTTTAACTTTAACACCAATTCAAGATGCAGATGACCTTGTTGGAGAATTTACAGTTTCTCTGTCAGCAAGCCAAACTGCAACTCTTCAAACCAATGATATTTTTGATATTGAAGTTTCACTTGGAGGAGATGCAATAGTTTGGACGGTAGCTCAAGGCAGACTTATTGTCCTTGAGGATGTAACTGCATAATGGCTACTGTTAAGATTTATGAAGACAGGCCAGTATTTACAAAGCGAATTGAACAAGACTTTGCAATTAGAACATCTATTAGTGCTCCAAGTAAAAATGTAGTTATAAGCTCTACCCTACCTTTTAGAATCAGGCTAACAGCAATTCGTATTGAAGCAGGCGGAGCAAGTGCAGTTCCACCAATTCCTCTTCAAATCATTGGTTACAGTAATTATATACTTTAATATAAATATGCTATAATTAGGGCATGGCTAAGCTCCCAATAAGTAACATAAAATCAACATTTCAAACAGGTGATCGTCCTACACAAACAGACTATGAAAACCTAATTGATACTACGGCTGCTCAATCAACAGACTTAGGTTCTGCAGGTAATAATGAAAATACTGTTAACGGTATTGAATCAGCAACGGTAATTGATAATTTTGATGCTACTGAATGGCGCATGGTCAAATACATAATCTCCATCAAAAAGACAACTGCTGGAGATAACAAGTTCTACGCAACAGAAATGACAATTTTGGTTGACGGTACAGATGTATCAGTCAGCGAATATGGAACAATAGACAATGATGGGAATATTGGCACCATTAGCGTCTCTAGGGTGGCGAATACAGTAAATCTTTCTGTAACGCCAGCAGTGGGTATTACGCCTATAACCGTACGATTTGCTCGTATGGGTTTAAAGGCATAACCAACAAGGAGATAAAAAATGGCAACAGTAAATAAAAACTTTAAAGTAAAGAATGGTCTTGTCGTTGATGGTGCAACAGCTACCGTTGGCGGATTTGATGTTCTTACAAAGAAGCAAGCAGACCAAGACTACATTGTTAGTCTTATTGGCGGAACAGCCACATCTGCTAACGAAGCAAACAAAGTTGTAAAGCGTGATGCTGATGGAAACTTTGCTGCTGGAACAATCACAGCAAATTTAACAGGAAACGTAACAGGCAATGTAACAGGTAACGTAACTGGTACAGTATCAGACATTTCAAACCACGACACAGGCGATCTTGCAGAAGGTACAAACAAGTACTTTACTGATGCTCGTGCAGTAACTGCTAACACTGGTCTTTGGGATACAATTGGTGCAGCAGCAGCAGCTGAAGAAGCAGCAAACGATTACACTGATGGCAGAGAAACAGCAATCACAACTGCTTACGAAGCATACGCAGATCAAGCAGAAGTAGATGCCAAGGCATACACAGACACTCGTGAAGGCGCAATTACAACTGCTTATGAATCATATGCAGACCAGGCAGAAGTAGATGCTAAAGCGTATACAGATACTCGTGAAACTGCAATTACAACTGCTTACGAAGCATATGCTGATCAGGCAGAGGTGGATGCTAAGGCTTATGCTGATCAAAAGGTGTCAGACCTTGTAAATGGTGCTCCAGAACTTCTTGATACACTTAACGAACTTGCAGCAGCAATCAATGATGATGCTTCGTTTGCTTCAACAATTGGAACATCAATTGGTGAAAAGGTAGCAAAGTCTGGCGATACAATGACTGGACTTCTTGTCCTTTCAGCAGATCCATCAGCAAACCTTGGTGCAGCAACAAAGCAATATGTTGATGCAGCAGAATCAGATGCAGTTGCAACAGCAGAATCTTATACAGATGGTGAAATCACAACAGCACTTTCAACTGCTCAGGGATATGCAGATACTGCAGAAGCAGACGCAATCTCAGCAGCAGAATCTTATACAGATGGTGAAATCACAACTGCTCTTTCAACAGCACAAGGATATGCAAATACAGCAGAACAAAATGCTATTGCACACGCAGATGCACTTACAACATCTGATGTAGCAGAAGGAACAGCACAGTACTTCACAGATGCTCGTGCTAAGTCTTCAGCAGCAGCACTTTTGACTGGTGCTTCACTTACAAACATTACAATTACAGGTACAGGTGAAGGACTTACTATTACCGCAGAAAACGGTGTAGCAGATTCTGATACTGACGATCTTGAAGAGGGATTAACAAACCTATACTTCACAAATGTTCGTGCAGTAGATGCTCTTGAAGCAGTTGTTCCAAACTTTACAGCAGTTGAGTTAAACTCAGTTGCTAAGCAGGTTGCAGCAACTCTATCAGCACCAACAGCAGGAGTTCAGATAGCACACGCTTTTGCAAAGGCTGAATATCGTTCAGCAGAATACCTTGTAAAGGTTGCTTACTCAACACACACTGAAATTTCAAAGGTTCTTCTAACACTTGATTCTTCAGACAATATTTCAGTCACAGAGTACGGCATTGTAGGAACTAACGGTTCACTATCAGCAATCTCTGCAACAGTATCAGGAAGCAATGTACAGCTGTTAGTAGACACAGAGTACAATGATTCAACAGTTACTGTTGTAGGAACACTAGTAGCTTAATCTAACAGAGGAGAAACCAAGTGTCAACGAATAGCAAAGATTTTAAAGTCAAAAATGGGCTAATCGTTGGCCTTGGTGGATCCTTTGGTGGAACAGTAACTGTAGGAACACCAACAAGCCCAAGCCATGCGGTAACAAAGCAATATGTTGATAACCTAGCTGGAGCACCATCTATTCCAGTTTCAGATACTCCTCCACAGTCTCCTTTAAATGGTAATTTGTGGTTTGACAATGTAACACAAAGAGTTCATGTCTATTATGACGGTCAATGGTTAGCAATTGCAACTCTTGAAGATGCAGAAGTTCTTCAAGATCACATCCATGACACTTCAATTGATGGAAATGGATTAATTGTTAGTACTTTTGTTTCTGGCGGATCTTATGATGAGCCAGGCGTTCTAGTAAGTGCAGGAAGCTACAACACAACATCCTGGGAATCAACCTGGGATGGAGGAACAGCGACAGATAACTTTAACTAATTATCTGTTATAATACTATTACATACCACCAAGGGAGAGCAATAAATGGCAACAAGAATGCAACAGCGTAAGGGAACCGCTGCACAATGGATTTCTACTAACTCAGGTCAAGGACCAGTTCTTAATGCTGGTGAAATTGGCTTTGAAATAGATACTAATAAGTTTAAAATTGGTGATGGCGTTAATCACTGGGTTGACCTCAACTACTTCATAGATGGAGAAGGTGCTCTTGCAGAGATTACGGCCCTTATTGATGGTGCCCCAGCAGCATTAAATACACTTAACGAGCTTGCAGCTGCTATTAATGATGATCCTGCATTCTTTACTACAATTGCCACAAACCTTTCAAGCCATGAGGCTGACACAACAAATGTCCACGGTATTGCAGATACAAGCATTCTTGTTACAACAACTGGTACACAAACTTTAACTAACAAAACTATTACTTCTCCATCAGGAATAGTAAAGGGAGATGTTGGTCTTGGAAACGTAGACAATACTTCAGACGCTAACAAGCCTATCTCAACCGCTACACAGACAGCTCTTAATCTTAAGGCAGATGCATCTGCAATTACAGAACTAGCACAGGATGCCGTAAATACAGCAATTGTAGCTGGAGTAGGACTTGATAAAGCTTATGACGATATAGCCAACACAATTACCCTTGATATTGATTCAACAGTAGCAACAAAATCTTACGCAGATTCTGCGGTATCAACACACAATGGTGAAACAACAAACGTACACGGTATTGCAGATACACAAGATCTTGCTACACAAGACTATGTTAATGATCAAATTGCAAACTCAACAGGAGATTATCCACTCCTTGCGGGAGATGGATTAGAGTGGGACATAGATAATGAGCAGTTTGCTGTTAACTCAACTATTGCAAGACTAGATGCACCAACATTCACAGGTACTGTATCAGGTATTACTAAGTCAATGGTAGGGCTAGAAAACGTAGATAATACATCAGACGCTAACAAGCCAATTTCAGATGCTACACAAACAGAGCTTGATCTAAAAGCTCCTTTAGCAGACCCAACCTTTACAGGAACAGTTTCTGGTATAACCAAGTCTATGGTTGGTCTAGGTTCTGTAGATAACACATCAGATTCTGATAAGATGATTTCAACTGCAACACAAGCTGCTTTAGACCTTAAGGCACCTATTGCTTCACCTACATTTACAGGCACAGTCTCAGGTGTAACGAAGGCAATGGTAGGACTTGGTAATGCACAAAATACTTCAGATGCTGATAAGCCAATTTCAACAGCTACTCAGTCAGCACTTGACCTAAAGTCTCCTTTGGCTTCACCTACATTTACAGGAGAAGTAACAGTACCTGACCTCATAGCAACTGGTGACGTTACTATAGAAGGAGACTTGACAGTTAATGGATCCAACTTTGCTGCATCAGCAACATCTATTACCATTGAAGACAATATGGTTCAGCTTGCTCACTCAAATTCAGCAAATACAGTTGACCTTGGTATCGTAGTTGGATACAATGCTGGTGGAGCAAAGCACTCAGGTCTTGTAAGAGATGTATCTGATGATAAGTGGAAGTTGTTCAAGGGTGTAACAACAGAGCCTTCAACAACAGTTGACTTTACACAGGGATCACTAGATGATCTTGCAGTGGCTGGACTCACAGCATCTTCTGCAACAATCGGAGATGTGTCAAACACAGAGCTTCAATATCTTAATGGTGTAACTGCACCAGTTCAAGATCAACTTAATGCAAAGCTTGGAGCAACATTAGCAAGCAATACCTATGCTCCACTATCAGCACCAACCTTTACAGGCACAGTGTCTGGTATAACCAAAGCTATGGTTGGACTAGGCAATGTTGACAACACAACAGATGCTAACAAGCCAACATCAACTGCAACACAAGCTGCATTAGACTTAAAGGCACCACTAGCAAACCCAACCTTCACAGGGACAGTCTCTGGTATAACAAAAGCCATGGTTGGTCTAGGATCTGTAGATAATACATCAGATTTAGATAAGATAATTTCAACTGCTGCACAAACTGCTTTAGATCTTAAGGCACCACTTGATTCTCCAACTTTTACAGGAACAGTTGCTGGTATAACAAAGGCAATGGTAGGACTTGGAAACGTTGCAAATACAAGCGATGCTGATAAAGCAATATCTACAGCTACTCAAAATGCTCTTGATCTTAAGGCTCCTCTAGCTTCACCTACATTTACTGGAACAGTTTCTGGTATTACAAAGGGAATGGTTGGATTATCACAGGTTGACAATACTTCAGATGCTAGCAAGCCAATATCTACACTAACTCAAACTGCTTTAGATGCTAAGCTTAACTCGTCAACTGCTGCTACAACTTATGCACCAATTGCTTCCCCTACATTTACTGGAACAGTGGCAGGTATAACAAAGAGCATGGTTGGACTTGCAAATGTTGATAATACATCAGATATTAATAAGCCAGTTTCAAGTGCTACTCAAGAAGAGCTAAACCTAAAGCTTGATATTTTAGATGCAGAAGATACATATGCACCAATTGATTCACCAACTTTTACAGGTACAGTAGCTGGTGTAACAAAGTCAATGGTAGGCTTGGGCAACGTTGATAATACATCAGACGCTGACAAGCCAATCTCTGATGATACACAGGCAGCTTTGGATCTTAAGGCTCCACTAGCAAACCCAACATTCACAGGTACTGTTTCAGGTATCACTAAGTCAATGGTAGGATTGGGATCTGTTGATAATACATCAGATGCTAATAAGCCAGTATCAACAGCAACCCAAACAGCTCTTGATCTTAAGGCACCTTTAGCTTCTCCAACATTTACTGGTACTGTAACTCTTCCTTCAGGAACTGTTACATCAGGAATGATTCTAGATGGAACCATCGTTGCTGGAGATCTAGCAGACGGTGCAGTAACATCAGCAAAGATTCTTGACGGTACAATTGTAAACGGTGATATTAATGCATCAGCAGCAATTGATTGGACAAAGCTAGCAATCTCTTCAACAGTATCAGCAACAGAAGCAGGATACCTTGATGGAGTAACATCAGCAATCCAGACACAGCTCAATGCAAAGGCTCCACTATCTGCTCCAACATTTACTGGAACAGTTACATCTACAAATGATCTTGTAGTTGATGGAAACCTAACTGTAAATGGTACAACATTTAACGCATCATCAACATCTATCACAATTGAAGATAACTTGTTGCAACTTGCTCACCAAAATGCAGTCAATACAGTAGACCTTGGTTTGGTAGTTGGTTACAATGATGGCGCTGCAAAGCACGCAGGTCTTGTAAGAGACGTATCTGATTCAAAGTGGAAGCTGTTTGCTGGTGTAACTACAGAGCCTACAACAACAGTTGACTTTACACAGGGATCACTAGATGCCCTAGCAGTTGGAGCGTTTGAAGCAACATCAGCAACTATTGGAAATGTTTCAAATACAGAGCTTCAATACCTTGATGGTGTAACTTCAGCAATTCAAACACAAATTAATGCTAAGTCAAATACAGCATCTCCAACCTTTACAGGTACAGTAACAATTCCTAACGGAGCAGTTCTTGGAACACCAACATCTGCAACACTTACAAATGCTACAGGTCTTCCAGTAGCAACTGGTATCTCAGGACTTGGATCAGGAGTGGCAACATTCCTTGCAACTCCATCATCTGCTAACCTTGCTTCAATGCTTACAGATGAAATTGGAACAGGAAATATCGTTCTCTCTGAACTTGCAACAAGTCCACAAAATGCATCTTATTTAATAGTTGCTGCTGATAGAGGAAAGATGGTTGAAATGAACGTTGCTGGTGCAAACACCATTACAGTTCAGCCAAACTCAACAGTTTCTTTCCCAGTAGGAACTCAGATTGATATTCTACAGGTAGGTGCTGGACAAACAACAGTTACTGCAGGCTCAGGAGTTACAATTAACGGAACTCCAGGATTAAAGCTCAGAGCACAATGGTCTAGTGCAACACTTATCAAGCGTGCAAATCCAGACACTTGGGTTGTTGTTGGAGATCTTTCAGCATAGTACTTATAAAAAAATAGAGTGCTAACTCTATACTATAGATTAACACGCTCCCAGTGAGCGTGTTTTTCTTTTTAAAGTATGTTATACTTAGGTACTACTTCAGAAAACATGAAGTACTCATATAATTTTACTTTGAAAGGTATATAAAATGTC